AACTCTTCGCCATTCCAAACTTCAACTTCGGTGTCTTTGAGTTCTGAAATAGTTTTTTGCCCTTCGCGTGTAAGGATTTTAGTTTCTGGTGCGACACACAAATTTGAACTCTTAATGGTACCCAAGTTCTTTTGATTTGACTTTGTGTTACACGCATCCTTGTAGAGCATGTATGGCGTCCCCGTCTCCGTTTGGGACTTGAGAATAGCCTTCCACACATCGGCGGCTGGCACAGTGGCATTGGCTCGCCCCTCCTCCTCGTACTTTGTGTAGAGGGCCTCAAACTCTTCACCCACGGCCTCTGAGAGCCCTGGTGCCTTATCTGGGCAGAAGAGAGACCATTGACCACCCTCCTCAACCCGCTTCATGAAGAGGTCTGGGATCCACAGCGCCGAGAAGAGATCCCGACAGCGAGCTTCTTCATCCCCTTGATTGAGACGCAACTCCAAAAAGTCCATGATATCCGCGTGCCACGGTTCCAGGTACACCGCGATTGACCCCTTACGACGACCAGCCTGGTTTACATACCTCGCCGTTGCGTTAAATACGCGAAGCATTGGAATGATACCATCAGATTGGCCATTTGTCCCCCGAATACGAGACTTATTGGCTCTGACATCATGGATGTGCATACCAATACCCCCAGCCCACTTCGAGATTTGCGCACACTCCGTGAGACTACCGTAGATCCCATCGATTGAGTCACCCTTATTTGCGATGAGGAAGCATGAACTCATTTGTGGTCTCGGTGTACCCGCATTGAAAAGTGTTGGTGTCGCGTGGATGAACATACCTTGGGACATCTTGTCGTAGGTCTCCAAGACAGCGGGAATGTCTTCCCCGTGAATACCGATTGAGACCCGCATAAACATGTACTGGGGTGTTTCCATCAGGATACCATCCATCCTCTGAAGGTAGCCCTTCTCCAAGGTCTTGAGACCAAAGTACCCAAAGTCATAATCCCGTTTTGTCACGATGTCATCTCGAACACGCCCTGCGATGTGCGCAACCTCTTCAGTCACGATACCAGCCTTGGCGAGTTTCTTCATCGCGATGTGGAAATTATTTGGTGCAGATTTTTGAATATTACTGGCGACGATCCGGGTCGCGAGCGTCTCGTAATCAGGATCAGATGTAATCATCCCTATACAAATCTCAGCCGATAACGTATCGATTTCGTGTGTCGTGATCCCGTCATATAACGACGATGCGACTTGTTGTGCAACCTTTGACGAATCACAATTTTCAGAGAGTCCGTATGTTAAATTCTTGATCCTATTGGTGACATTATCAAATTTCATATCCTCAATACGACCTGAGCGTTTGACGACTCTCATGTTTACTAATTAATCCAGGTGTTTTATTTTTAACTTACTTCCTGCGACACTCGATATCAGTGCTTCTGACACGCACGGGACCTGCGATCTCAACCTTACGATTCGGCTGGAGAAGGTACGTGTTCACGTTGAACGGTCCCTCTTCACCCGGTCTAGAAATCGGTGCATACGAGCCGATGAATGGTTCGGCGCTCTTGGATGGCATACGTTCCTTGTTATCAGGCTTGGCACTGTACGTCGCATCAAAGTCGGCGAGCACAAACATAATTTAATATCTACCAACAGTTTTTTTTCCAACCTTATATTAAATGTGTGACAATCTTCACCTCAACTCCCTGAAGCAGTGTCAGACTCCACTGAACACACTCTTTTTTTCCGAGTTCAACACGAACATTCTCCAGCGGGCAATCAGGCAAGAGTTTAAGAATAAAACTGGAATCGCCATCGATTACCAAAACAAGGATGATTTGTATGGAATCATGCGTGTTGTTTTCATCAACAACTCAGGTAACCACTTTGAAAAGGTGAATGATCAGGTCAAACAGATGAATACGCGTGTGATTCAAACGGCGGTGTCACAAATTCAGAGTGGTGTGTCTCAATACATGGGATTCATTCGAGATGTCGATACCGTGAGCATTCCGTTAGCTCAACCCATCAACACGAGTACGTATGGTAAAAAGATCGACCTAAGCGCAAAGGTGGGTCTGTAAATTGTACAAGTGTACAGCCAAAGTTGCGAGATTTGACGGGTCCATACCAGTGATAATATCACCCGCGTTCGCCGGAATGCGATTCAAGTCTTGGATTCGTTTAATGCTCACGTCGATCAAACGCTTCATCTTCCCAATCGAGAGATCCCTTTGATCGTAATGCATTGTTAAAAAATCATGCACATCCTGCAATTTTTTAACACTGTTGTATAAATGTACTGGTAAGTAATCCATTATAATGTACCCACTTATTATTTACGTCGCCATTTCGCGGGGATCGTCTCCACGCCTGGGGCATACCTTTCAGTCGCCTGAATACGAAGACGGACCATGACGGTGATGATCACGATGAGAGATACAATGGATACGATCGACATTCGATCAATGTTATTAAGAGCCATTTGATATTTACAAAGATTTAAAGTTTTCGGTCGATGATGAAATAAGATGAGCCTGAATTACTACAGAGATGAGACTGAAAAGGTGTGTAAGTCTAAAGGATGGGATCGCGCCGCGGTTGATACGGTGTGGCTTTTACTCACTGAAGAGTTTGGCGAACTCGCGTCCGCGATTCGTCAACAAAAGAAAACGTACAAGAAAACCAATTTAAAAAAGGACAGGGGGACTGATGTCATGATGGAAATGGGGGATGTGTTTAGTTATCTCTTTCAATTAGCACACATGCTTAACGTTGATCTCGATCAGATGTGGGAGGAACACAGACAGAAACTCAAGACCAAAAAATATAAAATATAGCTTACTATTAACTATGAGCAAGTACATGCTTTGTGATCAGGATGCCATCAATGATGTGAATCCATTCGTGTCTCGCGATTTTTCTTTGCCGGGTGGCATTCGTCAGCTCGGTACTTTTGCCGATCGAAGCCTCGTCAAAGAGAAGTCGGGTATGGATGTTCAGGATGAACGGAGTCACTTTTGTAAATACGCACGCACGGGCGGGTGGCGTACGAAGGACATGTGCGAGCCGTCGAAATCGAATTGTTTCGATAATCGACCTCTTTATCCGGAAAGAAATATCGATTACGGGTTCACCGTACACGCGAACCCAAACCACGTACACGGTACTCCCAAACCCCGTGCGCGTTTCGATTTTAGACATATTCTCATTTTGATTATTTTGATCATTGCAGCTCTATTAATTTTAAGACGTTAAATAGACGTGAAAGGTTTTTCATAGACATCGTGCGTTCGATGACATCTGGGAGAATCTGACAACAGAAATCTTCGACGTATTTCCTTTGCCACGCGCTCTTTTTATTAATGAACGGTGGTGTGAACGTCGGATCAATGATCTTTACCGCATTCATCACGCGAATATACGTTTTTATGTCAACGAGTCCACAGAGAATATTCTCGAGTGCAATCGTCGCCATTTTGACACGCGTTTCGTGCGTCGGTTCGACCATCGTTTCGAGAAAGTTTTCATATTGAATGGATTGTTTTCGAGAGACAATTTCCGTCCAGTCACCCCGGGGTCTTGTGTTTAGGTAATCAACGAAATCGACGTACCCACGCCCCGCGACGTATTTTAGATAATTAATTTCAACGTAGGCGAGATCGGATTCGACATCGTGTACGACGAGCGCTCTCTTTAAGAATGAACTCATGTCTTCACATCTACTCTTTTCTCTAAACCATTTATAGACACCTAAGTGCTGATGGTTCATTTACATTTCAAGTCGAAACATGAAGTACACAAGCATCGCCAATAATACATTTTCATATCTTCTCACACTCGATGAGTTTAGGAGTAAAATACCAGAACATATAAAACCCTCGTGGATAAAGATTACAACGATCACGATGATTTCGAATTTCATCGAGGAGATTGACATCAAGAAACTTCGGGCGGCGTTTGAAAAGCTTGGATCCATCAAACTTCGACGCAGTGGTTCAAAGTTTGACGGCTTTGAATGGAAACTGAAACCCACAACATTCTTTAATCAGATCACACTCACATACGAAGATGTGTACAGTACGAAATCCATCAAAGTTTTTCCAAATGGAAGCATTCAAGTGGCTGGGTGTTCAGATCTCTTTGATTGTAAACGAATCATCACACAACTCTCATATATAATGAAAGTGTGCCTCAACATGGAACGTGAGGTGTCACCCGAATCGTTTCGTATTGTCATGATTAATTCCAATTTCAGTCTCAATTATAACATCAATCTCATGTTGGTGGCCAATCACTTTGAAAAACATGATGGGCTTTTCAAAGTGTCGTTTGAACCAGATAGATATTCAGCTGTGAAGATCAAGTTTAAACCCTCCGAAGAGATGAAAGAGATCACGACGAGCATTTTCTCAACTGGAAAAATTATCATCACTGGGGCTGAAACACTCAAGGAAATTGTTTTTGCATACAACATCATCAATCAGCACATTAACGACAATCCAGCCATTCGAGTATCACAAACACTCGAAAAAGAAAACTTTGACGTATTTCTCGGTTATAAATGTGACGCGCTCATTCCACGAATCAGGGACAGAGGGTTTCACTCGTGGTTACACACTGTCGAGAACAGGCCAATAAATTTCTAATGTAATATTAACAAAATGTCTCAACGACTTGGTATGGCCGACGGACGATGCTTCACCATCAACACGTCTTCTCAATTGCTCAACAACAAGATTATGGAATCCAACAAGGTTCCACTCGTCGACAATTACGCGTACCGTCAACTCCTTCAACGAAGTGGTCCGAACTTGATTAATCAATACCAGTCGACGCAAGACAGTAACGACCGTTGCTCGTCGTGCGACCGACCCTTGTGAGTAAAATATGGTAAAAAAGTTTAATGTAGTACTCCAGGATGAGCACGTGTTCTATATGTCTTAATCAGGTGAGATCTCATAGACTGAATCCACCTATTCGATGTGGACATATATTTCATTCAAAGTGCCTGGATGATTGGAAAGAGAAAGGTAAGAATACATGTCCATTATGTAGAAAGGTATTCGACGTTTCACAGTTCAAAGTCACATTGACAATACAGAATAATTATGCAGCCACATCGAACAGTATATCACTGAACGAAGATGTCATGTTTAACGTGATGGATTTATTTGATATTTCGTTTGACGTAGAAAATACATTAGACCTTGACAGCCTTTTGTCCGACCTTGGGGTGAGTCTTGCCGACTTTGATACCTCGATCACTGACACAGAATGAACTACAATACTTACTGTAATTTAAACCCGGGTAGTTTCTAGACGCCTTTCTCGGATCGGTAATAGCCTTTCCTTTCGCATCAGTCAGAAGTGGCCCCGTCGCCCACCCCCGCTTGTGACTGAAGACGTTCGCTTTGAACACGATCCGCTTACCCTTTTCAATCTTTCCAGCTTGTCGAATTCTTGATTCAGGAACCTTGAAAAACTTTGCGATGCTCTTGACGGTGTCACCCTCTTTGACTTTATATTCAACGACACCGTGTTGCACATAGAAGTGAAAATCCCCTTGACGAATGTAATTCGTCGGGCGTCCAGGCGACACGAACATCATGACTTTGTAATATCCCTTCTTACACTTTTCATTTCCTTTCACAGGATACACCTTTTTTGGATTGTCAGAAACAACGCGCTGTGGAAGGCTTTTGCAATGCGTGTAGTTATGTGGAAGGTTTGACATACCAGACCGATCACCCGGAATCGATTTCTGGTAACGATACGCCTCGTAATCTCCCACGGCGTAGGCGTAACAATTGTTATTACCGATACCGGTTGACGTGCCCCAGCGTCTATTTGTAAATTTTCTTTCGGAGCCACTCAGAGGAGGTGGTGCCATATACAGTTGACTCAGAAAAAAATGTAGTTACATAATAAATGTTCAGAGAAATCGTCAAGGCTGAAAACAAGTCCGATGTCATCACTGAAGCCCTCGTGTTCCTTCTCAATATCTTGATCGGAACCTTCCTTCTTCGCGTGTTCTGGAATCGTTCCCTCGCCAAGCACATCACCGTGCTCAAGCCGATCTCGTCGCTCTTTGACGCGTTCGTGCTCTCTATCGCCATCGCGGGTCTTCGTGGTGTCTAAACCTCGTTATAGCCCTTGTGACGCGCACCTCTAGGACTGACGAGCGTTGGAAACGCATCCATTCCCGCACATTCCTTTGTATCACAGTCGACGAAAACATGCGGAATACCTTTTTTCCGCATATAGTCTAACTGTTTACGAGTCCATCCACAACCCATGGTCCCGTACACAGTCCAAGGGTCACCCTTCGGAATACGCGTGGGAACACGCATCATGAAATACCGCACGGTGACGATTAGGATGAGAATGAGAGCGATGATCACCGGACGTCGCATAGTTTTATAGAATAGAGTTACATATTTTTTATGAATGTACACATTTGTTCCTTGGTGAGTTTCGGATCTACCTTGAACATCTTGACGAGATCTTGCTTTTTGTAGAGACGACACTTCTTCGTGTCAATCTTGAGATCACCATTTTT